GGAACTTTCATAGAGAACAGTTCTTCTGTTGTTAATAAACTCAAATTGACTTCTTCTTCAGGATCAGCGTCATCTTTCTTCTGATACGAAGTCAAAGAATCATTATACACTTTGACAGATACGTTATCAAGCTTAGATATTTTCAAAGCATCGTGATTGTGGTGTAGTATGAACTGTGTATCTTTAAACTCTTTGAATATGCCTTCCCAAACAGGACGCCAGATATTCAACAGTCTGTAGTTGTTGCTGTCGCTGCGATCACTGGACAGATATACATCTGTGATTGACCTCATATTAAAATCAAACAGCGTGTCAAACCCATACAGATGCACCTCTGTTGCTTTGTGTTTACCACAAACATAATGCACTGCCATATGCCCGCAATTGAAATTGGTTGCTGCTTGCGCTGATCCAACACGACCACAGTATGGTGGGACAGTGAGATAAAACTCTTTGATGTTTGCTGCATACTTCAGATAGAATGCACTGCGTTCATACATCCAGATTCTAGGGCGATTGCCCAACACCCACATGTATTGATTAATAGAGATTGATCCTTCAGTCAGTGCTGCCATCATTTTGAAGTCAACCATACAAGTGGCATAAACTTGTTTCGGGTCAACCTCAAATGGAGGCATATTGCACAACAATATCCTACCATCAGAATCTCTTTCGTGGAAATATTGTGCGTGGTCACCATTTCCTAAGATGTGCCATTTACTCATTATAAATCAATTTCCTTATTTCCAGTTTGCCTTGTTGCCCAGTCCAGTGTATGCATTTCTTGTTTGGGTCGTCCTGTCCATCAAGAATTTGTATACGCAACCAATTGTATATATTGGGAACTTCGCTAATATATCTGAGTCGACCAATTCCTTGCCCAACCATGGGATGCAACACTTCCTGATCTCCCCTGCTAGGATTTAGAGCACAACGCTCTGCCCACATTTTAAGAATGAGTGGTTTGTTGCGAAACACTACAATTCCAGAGTTATGCCAAGTTTCCTGTTGGCGAATAGTCCATGGATTGTCTCGAACCATTCCCAACTTTTCATCCTCTATGTAATTGAAGACACCACTCATGTCTTTTAACACTTGTATGTCAGTGTCAATCCAACACGTCTCGTCAGCATCTGCTTTGAGCATTGCTTTAGGTTTAAGAAACCAACCATTTGCAAATTGTTTGGGAACATCAATTATGTCATCAACTTTCCTAGTTAGAAACATCTTCTTTCTAAGATCGGGAGACATACCGAAATCTGCGAGTATAATTGGTGTAGAAGTGTGCTTCTTGAAATTTTTAATAAACCATTCAAGTTGCCATTCAGTGTTTTCGTCGCATCCTGTTATGAATGCTTGTTTAAATTTACTCATCAAATATGTTTCTAGATAATTGTGTTCTTAATAATGCAGCACCACCATCAAAATGATGCCATGGAATGTTAGTTTCTAATTGGAATGCCTGGTACCATCCATAATCTGCTGCTAGCAATTTTTTAGTTTTGTGAAGTTCATTTATATAATCAACATCCCATCTTCTTCTTGGATGGAACGTGAGTCCATAGTCGTACATCCAAAACTCAGGAAATTTCGCTAGAAACCATTCACCATTACTTGCTTCCTGTAGATCAAAAGGATAATTCCAATGTCCTCCTAAACTGATTTTATCTATATCTCTATATGTTTCCCTGTCAGGGTAGACCCATCTGTTAGCAACTGTAACAACTGATTGTTCTCTAAAAGAAAATTTAGCAATCCGAGCGAGGTTTAAATTTCTTCCTATAACTGAATCCCATCGCATTCTAACAACTGTTGCTTTTGATGGTATTTCAAGATCACGCATCAAATAATTATGCATCAGTATCTGTTTGGTTTGATGTTTATGTCTGTTTACTCGGGTTTCGTCTGTATCTAAAACTCTTCTTTGGTATCTTGGAGTTTTTACTGCATGAGGATTGTCTTTATATGGACTGTAATCGACAATTGGTTCTTCATAATATATCACATTTTTTGCTTCGCTAAACACATAATTGCGAATTGGACTACTTGTCCATGTGGTGTACAAGAACTCAACTGGTTCTGTTGATTTGTCAAATGCTTTCTTTACCCTGTCAACTGACTTTTGAGTATATCGAGCAAATTGTGATCTGAATTGTCCCTCAAAACAAACAACAGTTTTCATCTAATCAGTTCGTATTGATCGTTCCATGAGTGTTTAGCCAGACACCCTCGTGTTCTCTGAATTGTTGAGAAATTGTCTCTTGCCTCAACTGGCCATGGATAAAATTCTTGCAACCATGAGAAATTGGCTGTACAAAGAAACACATCAGTTGGTGCGGCAGATGTCTTTGCTTTTTCTATTAACAACCGCGCACCGCTTGGTTTCATCCTGTATGCATGCGCTCCAGGAAAATAACGTTTAGAAGTTAATGGACCAGGACCAAAGAAGTTTGGCGTATTGAATTTGCCATAACTTGGTTTCCCCAAAGAAATGACTTTGTCATATGACATTAACATAGGAACTGTGCCAACTGCAACTGCATCGTGTTCAAATATCATGTATTCTTCATTGTCTTCTGCGCACATTTCCCAGAGAGTGTGGTGACTCAAGAATGCAGATACGCATGACTCAAGATATGAGTATTCCTCTTGGAATTTCTCGATGGGGATTTTTTTATCCATCATCATCTTAAATGGATCATCTTTTGGTGTTATTGCATCAAACATCTGTATGTTATGTTCGGGCATTGAGTCAATGCAACGTTTCGCTGCATTGAATGATCGGTCGATTGCTTTGATTGTTATTACAAAAGATTTCATAGTGTTGTCGTTGATATTGCTGGTTGTACTCGTGTTACATTTGGCCAGAGAATACCCAGTTGTCCAGGCATCAATTGTTTACACATTAAAGCATCATTTGGCCAAGCACCATACTCTTTGGCCAGTGATATTAATTTTCTAGCACCTGCTGGTTTGATATAATATGCTGAGTTTCCTGGCAATCCAGCTGGATGCCTCTTATCCTCATTGACATATGGAATGTCATACACTTTTGGTGGTGAGGCAGCAGGTGTGCCCTGTTTGATTTGATGTCTTATCTCGCGTGCATATATGTCTGCTTTTGGAGTGGCACCTGGTTGTGGGCGATTCAATGCAATTACTGTCTTGTCGCTCTTTTCTAACACATCAAGCGGGACTCTCCTCTCAAAATGTGCATCGTGTTCTAGGATAATAAAATCCTCATCAGTTTCAGCACATTCTTTCCAGAGAAAATAGTGTGAGAGAAAACATGCGATTCGTTTCTCTCGTACATTTGTCGCATATCCTGTTTTGATGAGTCCACTTTGTATGTCTACAATTTGCCGACCATCCCAAGGATAATTCCACTTCAATCCCTCTTCAGTCAAAGTTCTCATAGCAGCACTCTGCGTGAATGCAGAGTATTTTGTTACATGTATATCTTTTGCTGATTGTATACAATGCTCTGCTGCTGCTTCTGATGGTCCATAATATTTTAATGTAATTACTTTCGCTTTCATGTGTTTAATGTATTTTGCAGTACCGTGTATCCTACGTTTGCTTTCTCTCGGAATTTAATAACCCAAGGTGTTATTCCTGAACAGAATTGTTCAGCAACTTGATATAATCTCTCATCTGGTCTACCAAACAATCGAGAGGTGTCATGCAACACAATGTATTTTTGAACAGTTTTGGCATGTAATTGTAACTCCGCTACTAAATGATGTGGTTGATGGTTGCTGTCAATTAATAATAAGTCAGTGAGTCCAGCAGATTCTTGGTCAACAGAAGACATTTCCTTTGCTTTAAATTCTATATTATTCTCTTCGCAATAGTCAAGGAATATCTGCTCAAATGGACGCCAGCGGTGCAAGTCAATGTCTATCAGTGTGACTTTCTTTGGATTGGTAAGACAGGCAGCAGCAGCGCTCGCTCCTTGATGTGTACCAAGTTCTTTATATGTATCACATTCTTTCATGAGTTTTTGCATGGCATCGTGCTGCCAGCAATAATCATGTCCGTGCGCTTCTTCGTGTTGTTTGCGTATCTCAGTATAAAACTCAGGTAGAGTTTTTACATGGTCTAGTTTTGCATTAATCATCTAAATCGCTCTCCTTAATTACACAAACCAAAACTTTTGCAGTTTTACTTCCATGAAATCTATCAATAATCTCAAAACCGTTCTTTTGTAACAATTCAATGACTTCAGATTCTGTTGCATCTAAACAATCTGCTGGTTCACAGACACTATCTTTTTCACTATATTCTAAATATAGTCTTCCTGATTTGCTCAGCTGATCTTTCCAAGTTTGTATCGTTTTTTCTGGCACGTTCGAGTGATCAAATGCATTAGAATAAACAATATCTGCCTTTCCTATCCATTCTTCTTTTGGAATAGAAAAATCGTGTTGAACAGTCATTTCGAACGTTTCAGCATTATCACTAATTTCTGTTCCTATAATTTCTGCGTTCGGAAGATGTTTTTTAAAAAATTTTTGTTCCGAACCATTTCTTGTGCCATGACAGATTACAAATTTACAATCGGGATTGTCTTCACAAATCCTTCTTATCTTTTCTGGATTTGCATACACCCATTTGATTTTACTTTTATTGGTCTTTGTTTGTGCTTTGACATATTCTTCGTAAGATTCGTGTTTATAAATTTTCATTAAATATCTCCCTGACAGGATCCATGTCTATTTTTCCTGGATCAATGTATGTTGGTGTTTTCCCTGATTCAGATATTGGTGGATCATCAATTCCAACAGAAGCAAAGTAGTCATAAAATTTTGTATCATCACCCCACAACTTTCCCCACTTGACCCAAGCAGCAGGTATGCCATAAGCATGCGCTGCAATAATACCATGAAGACTGCTAGAGATAATGTACTCGCAAGATGAAATTTCTTTTGCTACTCGTATTGGATCTCCAACAACATCTATCACTTTGTATTCAGGATAACAATGTTTTATTATGCCATAATCTGAATAGTGCGGAACAACACCTATCTTATATTTCTTTTCTTCTGCTGGACAGAAGTCAGGAAGCAGAAGCGCAGCATCACCATATATCTCTGGGCAACTACCACCATTGTCCAGCACTTGTTGTCTTGTTAGTGGTCCTCTCACAAATTTCCAAATGACTTTGGGATTTAATGTTTCGTTCTTTCTAATACATCCAGAACCATACACTTTCTGACCAGCGAGAGCAAGTCGAGCGATTGATCCAATTACAATTGCCTCTGCTCTGTTGACGTCATCGACATATTCATATTTTATGTTGAAGTGTTCCAGCAATTTTGGTGTTAAAACATCACCAAAGTTTTCTGGTTCACGCCACCATTTTACTTTCACTTCCACAAACTCACAGGCATGTTTACTTTCTCCCAGAGTTGTTGAGCATCCCAATCATTTGATCCAGATAATTGCATGTGAACAAGGCATTTCCTTCCCTTTCGCTCATCATTGATCCCAGGTTTGTCTCCTCGTATGTAATGTATCTGAGCATTAAATCTATTATCAATTATCGTAGGTTCAATTGTACCATTAAATAAATTACAATTCAAGTAGTTCTGGTCTAATTGATAAAATCTTCCTAATCCTGCTCTTGCTACTGTGTTTACATAATCAGCAAACGGAATGAACTTTTCCCTACATTTACGCAATCCTGCATTTGTGTAAAGAACAACACCAGAGTTAAATATCCTGTGCCTTCCTTTACTGTCTCTTGGCAATTTTAGTGGTGTCAACTGCTGTAGGCATTGTTCCCACAACTCATCATTTTTTGCGTTGATACAACCACCAACTGTCATTGTCTCGCGTATCCATGGTTGTAGCATTTCTTCACAGATACCAACATATTCTACTTGTTCGTCAAATATATTGTCTTCAAATCCATCCATCGCAAATACATCCATGTCAAGATACAGGACATTGTCATATTCTAAAAACATATCATCATAGACTGGACGAAACGCATCATAATAGGCACCATGTGTTTTAGACCAGTTAGCATTCTCTGCGAAATAATATTCTGCTCCTATCTTAGCAGCATATTTCTCCATTGTTTTTTTGCTTTCTTTTGCGCAATTATTTACTCTTCCGTTCCAGTACTGAAAGATGAGATTTTTCATATCAGGTTTCTCTCAACTAAACTTCTGTAATTCTCAATTTTTGGTCTCTTGTTTCCAGTCATAGTTGTTTTAGTTCGTATGTGTATCATTGCAGCATTTTCGATTCCAGGTCTGTAACTACAATGACACCATTTATAATTACCTGGTAGAACTGTCTCTTCATTTATTTTCATACCAGCATAAAATGCTAAGACAGACATGATGCCTTCATCCACCAGATAATTATTGAATTCCTGCATCTTGTTCTCTATCTGAGGAATTTGTTTTCTGAGCGCAATTCTCTGGTCGCGATTCAGTCTGTATATTGCGCCACCCCAATAGGGTGATGACATCGATGTCATCATTGGATATTTGCGGTGTAGACCAGCGTGTAAATTTTGCTGTATGTCGCAATACATCCCAACTCCAGAAATATCAGTAATCACATTCTCATTCATACCTTTGCGAACAAACATATCAATGTCAACCATTACGACATAATCATACTCATCATATTTCTCATCTAACATCACGAGTTTTTGAATCTGCGGTGCTAGATTTGGTCTGAATTTATTTCCAAGGACTAACTCATACTCTGCACCTATTTTGTTAGCATATGCAGATATGTTCTCGCTAGACAATATCTCTAGTTCTCCAAGATCTCCAGTGTAGTGTTGTAATAGAATATCCATTAATGTTCCTTTATAAATCTTTCCAAATCTTCCGGAGTTCCAAGTCCCCACATTCCATGAACACAATGCACTCGGATTTTCTTACCATCTTTGATTGCGTGATTGAATACAGGGCAAACATAGAACTCGTTGTTGACTCGGACATTATCTTCAATCATTTGCTCTGCATATTTCACAAAATCAGAACCATGCTTCCAATAATAAAATCCGACAGTTGCACAATCACTGATCGGATTCTTTTCCGCAACCTCAGTGACCAATCCAGTTTTTGGGTCGACTTTGGCAAATGACCACTTAGGATGCGTCGATTTAAATATCACAATTCCACCATCAGCATCTGACTCTTGCATATCATACATGAAATCAACAGGATTCCATTCAACAAACTGATCGCTGTTAGCAAAAAACAACGGATTATCGTTGTCAATGTATTCCTTCGCGAGCAATGCAGTACATGCTGCTCCTTCAGTTACACCATTTGTTTCAACGATTTTACATCCAGGTTCGATTAGAGGAAGCATGTTGTCTAGATGGAATTGTTCGCGATGTTTTTTCTGGCAGACAAAAATGTAATTTGCATCAAGACCAATGTTCTCAACAACTACCTGTATCATTGGTTTGCCGTTCACGTCAATCAGAGGTTTTGGGAATACATAACCTGCGTCTTTGAATCTTGATCCTGCCCCTGCCATTGGAATGAGTACATTCAATTTTTCATCACTCCAGATGTTTTTGACGTTCTTCCCTTGTAGTCTTGGCACAATGTTTTCAATCGTAACTTCTTTTGTGTTTTCTACCCTGATGTAATTTGCCCTAGAACGTTCCGCTGCTTTTAACCCAACAGGACTGTCTTCAACAATAATCGTTTCTTCAGGCAAGACACTCATCATTGACATTGCCTTCCAATATATTTCAGGATGAGGTTTTGCGTTCTTAACATCTTCGTTTGACAATATAACAGAGCAATATTCTATCAATCCGGACTTAGATAGTGCAGTTAATAAAGTCCTACGAATACTGTTAGAACAAACACCAATTAGATATCCTTTGCTTTCCAGATATCTAAACAGATTTATTGCAGGTTGATTTAAAGATATGTCATTCATCATCTCAACAGTTTTCTGCTGTTTTGTTGTGAATATCTGTTCGTGTAATTCAACTGGGAGATTTTTGTTCTCTGTTAGCAGTTTCAATTTGTCACGTGTCTTTTTACCATCATAAATGTTGCGATGTTCTTCTCTGGTAATTTTATATCCATAAGGCAAAGCAGAATTTAATGCTTCATAATGAATTTCTTTGGCATCTACCAACACGCCATCCAAGTCAAATAACACAAGTTTTATCATAAATCATATCTCGAATCATCATCAGTTCCGTGGTCAACTGTTGTTCCGTGAATACAGTCTGTGGGGTGTTGAGCGAGAAAACTGTATTCACCAACATTTGTACATATTCGATGTATTATGTCATCAACATTTAAGATTATATAATCCGGTATTATCTCTAGTGCTCTTTGTGCTGCATGTGGTGACATGTAATATCCGCCGCATGGGACTTTTCTCCAATAACTTGTTCCGTCTAATCTTACTTTCTTTTGCTGAGTAAAACAGACAATGTCCCATGGTCTAAAGTGTACTCTCCAATTAATGGGTCTAACTGCCATGCAATCATGCTCACAAATAACTGCTGCTTCACCTCGATTGTATATGCCTACCCATTGATGATAGTGTGCATACCAACAGGCAATTTCTGATGGAGTAAACTCCCTCCATTTTGTATACCGAAAAACAGGTGCTTTTGATCCAAACGGGAGATTATATCTTTTGTGCCAATCAGAAAGATCTTCTACTCGAGCTCCTTGTACACTTGATAATTGCAAATCAGGTGCATACTTTTGCCAAGTTGGTCTTGCCTCTTCATAATACTTACAAGATATTTCATTATCTTTGAGCACTATAAATTTGACTACGGGAGCTTTTGCTAAAACAAAAGCGGGAGTTACTTTTTCAATCATGCTACATCTAGTTTCGGGAAATATTTAATGTATTTAGTTTCTCTATTTCCACGTATTTCTTCAACGTTCTTTTTGATCTCTTCAAAGAAATTCCAAGCAAGAGGAATAACAAATAAAGCATCATCAACATCTAGACTAGATTTATCCTTGATAATTATATTTGTCCCAGGAGTGTACAATCCTTGCTTGAGTGGGTTATCGTCAACAATCCAGTCAAGTTGTATGTCATTCGAGTTCAACAACGTCATTCCTTTGGCAGCAGCACCATAACCAACAACTTGATAACCTTCGCTTCTAATATGATCTACAAACAACTTGAGTGCGTTAATGATTTTCTTAGCATTCTTACCAAAATTCATATAGAATTTTATGTCATGCCTTCCTTCAGAAATTTCTTTGTCTATAGTTTCTTGAACTGATGCATGTGCTTCTGACCCAGGGTGCTTCAGCGTGAACAAATAACTGTCGCCGTGAATGGATGTAATATCAATTCTGGTTAGAGTTAGTCCCGCTCGTTCTGTTAGAGTTTTCATGCTGTTAGCGCAGAAGAAACTAATATGCTCGTGGTATGTCGTGTCAAACTCATTCCTCTGGTACATCTGACTCTGACTTGTTTGTATGTAACATGTACCATCTGGTTTTAGATGATCTTTAACAGCGCGGAGAAAACCTAATGGATCCTCTGTATGAGCAAATACATTCTGCGCAGTTATCACATCAAACATAGGACCGCCATAATCACCACCCCACCAATCACGTTTGACATTATGTCCTTTATCTAATGCTGTTTGGGTTAAATTTTTAGCAGGATCGCATCCATATGTTTCCCAACCAATTTTCTTAAAACTGTCCAACTGGGTGCCATCATTGCATCCAATGTCAAATACTTTACCAGTCTTTCCTTCTCTCTCAGCAATCATCACTGCTAAGTCATCGCAATAATCGCGCATCGTTTGACTGGTGCCAGAAACATACAAATAAGTTTCAAACATCAACGCAGGGTTTACTGCCACAGGCAACTGAGTATGCCAGCAAGAAACGCAAACTCTCAGACCAAGAGGATATTTCTGCAACTCTTCTCCTGAGTGATAACTGTTTGCTAATGGTTGTTCATTCAAGTCTAAGAAAGGAATCAATCCTCCCTCACCACAAGCAACACATTTAGTAAGATAATTCATAATATTTCCTCAATTATAATGACTGCGATACCACTTAACAAAATTGTCAACACCCTCTTCAATTGATGTTTTGGGGTTGTATCCAATTGCTTGAAGTTTTCGTGTGTCGCTCCATGTTTCAACTGCATCAGCAGGATGTTTAGGACCAAATCCTACGATTGCTCTAATCCCAAGAGATGTCTCAATTGCCTCGACGAATCGTTTAAGTTCTACCTGTTCGCCTCTGCCAATGTTGTACATGTCGCGTGGGGTCATATTATTAAATACACACTCGATACCATGCACAATATCATCGACATAGGTGAAGTCTCGTTTCATGTCACCATAATTATACAGTGTGATAGGATTGCCAGCAATTATATTTTTAGTGAAGTCAAACAGTGCCATGTCTGGTCTACCCCATGGTCCATACACAGTGAAGAAACGAAGACCAACTGCGTTTGGTATGTTTGAGATATTAAACTGCGACTCGTTTATGTACTTGGTGTAACCATATGGATTGATCTGAGGATACAGGTACTCTGACTCATTCCAAGGTAATGGATTGCCGTGCAGCACACATGACGTAGATGCGAAGATTACATTCTCACACCCACTCTTCTCAAGTCCTTTGATTACATTTAAACTACCGATGCAGTTGTTAGTGATATATTGATCAGCGTGTTCCATCGAATAGCGAACACCTGCCATCGCAGCAAGATGAATACAAAAATCTGGTTTCATCCTGTCTATTGCTGCAACAGTTGTGTCCTTAGTGATATCGTGGTTATAAACATCAATGTCGTACTCGTCTTCTAATATGTTAGCACGTTTTTCTTTCAAAGCAGGATCATAATATGAGTTGAAGTTGTCTAGTCCAACGACTTTATGTCCTAGTTTACTAAAATGTTTTGCAGTGTGGAATCCAATAAACCCTGCTGCGCCAGTGATTAGTATTTTCATAATCGGTACATCATCCCCGTTGTTATAACATCGCAATCGTTGTCTTCAATATATTTTTGTTTGTTTTGATTTTGATATTTAGATTTTTCTACAGAGAAGCATTGTTCGCAAGATATTCCTTCCAAATGAGCAACTGAGTAAGAATGCCATTTTGGTGTGTAGCACTGATTTGGTTTTAAATTTATTAGATCTTCCATCACTCGATATGTTGGTATGGCATCATATGTGGTGAAAAAGATGTTCTCGAATTTAGCATCTTGAAAATTAGCAGAAAACAAAATCTCATACTTTGGATCGTCTTTATATTTCACACACAAAGGCATCCAATAATTTTTGAGAGAATCATTTCCTTCTACAATTATGGTGATCATGGTTTAAATGCCTCAACGCTGTATGTATGTGCCATTCTTATCGTGTCTGGGTTTTCTAAACCTCTGAAATCAAATACAGAGCTTTGATGGTGCTCAACCTGTTTGGCATTAACAAATCCAATTTTTTGTAATTCATTAATCATTTCGGAAACGTACCATAAATGTTTATGTTCGTTTTTCTGACTTAACAATCCTAAAGCCACTTGCTCTTGTTTTCTTTTTCTAGAAAGATTTTGATACTTACAAGGAAAATAGTCATTTTTATTTGCGACATATCTCTCATGATATTTAACTACAAATGAATTTTGTTCAAGATCTTCTCTGCTGACCAACCAATCTATTACATCTCCTGCTGGCCATGCTGTTCTTAATATGCCACCAGGTTTTAATATTCTATATGCCTCTTTGAATAGATTTATTCCCTGATATCTGTACAAATGTTCAATAATGTGTTCAGAATAAATTCCATCATATGTTTCATCGGTTACAAATGGAATTGGTAAATCTGTTATATCATAACTTCTTATGCCTGGAAGGTTGTATTTGTTAGCAATATTGATAACATCCCAATTTAAATTTCTTTGCCTGTCACCACCTATTTCTAAATATCTCATAACATTCTCTCCATTAAAGGCATACTCTTTTTGTGAGTTGGACCATAAAAATGATTTATGTACCCATCAGGTTGACCAAAAATCCATTGATATGGAACTCTGTTCCACATGGTGTCCAACTCATGCACTTGAAACACTGGTTGTGACAATTGGAGATTAACATACATTTGTTCAGTGTATCTGGTATGTACCACATAATCATGAATAGAAGTGAAATGTTCTCTTGCTTTTAATCTTCCTTCTTTACTCCAAACTTGTAGTCCACCGTTCATATAACGAAATCGTTCGTTAGGATATTTTGATGACTTGGGAAACATCCAATCTTTTCCAAACAGTTTTTTGCCATAAGCAATGATGCCTCTTTCTTCCAGAGGAGAATCCATAACTCTGCGCATAAATCCACCCTGCGAATTGTGTACACCTGTTTCGTGCACCATAGAAACATCGCCTTTTGCTAGACTAAACACATTCAGTCTTGTTCGTATCAACATGTCTAGATCTAAGACAAGCACATTGTCATACTGTTCAAATTGCGGGTCATAAAAAATTCTCAAGGAATCTAGTCTTGGATCTAGTTCTGGGAACCACCTGTCTGTTAGAAAGAGATATTCTGCTTTGACAGATTCAGCATAATTCTTAGCAGACCTCTGTCCTGCCGCTGCCCAATCTGGAAGTTTAACTCCACCTATGTGTGCGTCATTACCCTCGTATGGGATGTAGTATTGAAAGATAACGTTTCTCATAATTTACTCAGTGTGATTGATATATTTTAACTTATTTTCTTTGGTTGTACAATACTGATTTATATACTTTATTATGAACTGATCGACAGGTATTTTGATTGTGATGTATGGAGACTGTAGTCTCATAAATCTGGCAATCGTAGACTCAACGAAATAAGCAGATAACAAATCTTCATTTAACTGAACAATTGCCTCTTTATATGGATCGTGGGTTGTTTCAGAACTTAGTTTTATGTTGGGTTTACACAAAACTGATGGTCCCTGTTTTTTTCTAAAATGATTCCATGCCCAAAAATGATTAAACCAGTCATATCTCTGCTCTTCTGTTATATTTTCTGCAAAATGTAACATATCGTAACTGGTTGGAGGCAAATTTTCTTCTGTTATTTTTTTAAATCGGTCGACAGCATATCCTTGGTCTATCCAAGTTTTTTCGTTTTCTGTTTGGTCGCTGGTTTCATCATCAACAATATAAAAAATTGTCGGAATGTCAATTGTCTTTTCTTGCATGATGTATTGTGGTTCCTAATTTTGCATCCTGATATTGCCTAGAAAATCCCTTTTTCAACACACCTTTTCCAGGATTATTATCCATTATTGTATGTATGTAAGCATCAACATTCATGTTTATGCGTTTTTTCCCTTTAGGAAATAATTCCTCAATTCCGTCGAGCAATTTTTTTGCCCAATTTGGAGTTAACCAATATGCTGCAGCAGTTGTTATATTTCTTCCGGTCCAGGATTCGCAAAACCCAACAAATTCATAATCGCCCCAATTTTGTATATCAGGAGCAGTATGTAAATATGCGTCGTGCTCAATTATTATTGCTGGATTACTTTTCCTTGCCACCATTTTCCAAAGATAATATTGACTGTACCATATTGCTTTTTCTGTTTCGGTAAAATCTCTCGGTCCACCTCTACCAAATTTTTTTATTCCGAATGCCAAATCTTTGACAAATGGTAAAGACTTTGGAGTAAATGCTTCCCAACGTTGGACTTCAAATCCATGACGCACCCAACTGTCAGTTGTCGCTCCAGCATAATACATTGAGACTGGATTATCTGATATGGCGATCATAAAAACAGCAGGTTTTTTCATTAGCACCAACCATTTTCAAAGTCAATAGAAACAAGTTTTTCTATTGTGCGTAATTGTGTTTTAGTCAGTTGTTTAATTGATGGGAAAATTCTATTTTGTGTTTTGTTTTCATGCATGCTAACAAATTGTTCTACGATAGAGGGGTCTCGTATACCACATTCATTCATAATTTCTTGAATCAAGTCACGCAATTCTGATAGATCAAACACATAATCATATTGTTTCTTATCTCCATAAAAATAATACATTGGAGCATAATGAATGTCTTGATGTCTTCTTTTAATGATCATTTCAAGGATGGAAGATAATGAATACATTTTAAGGTTTATTACATTACTTCCATATGGTTGGAATTTATATTTTCGGTTCTCGCTGTCATAATAATTTTGAGCAACATATTCAACAGCAGATAAAAATCGTTCTACTGGATTTCTTTTTATTGCATATCGTATGGAATTTTTTCTAAAAGGCAAGTTTAAATAATCCCCATGAGTTCTAACAGCCATTAAATGCCACCAACCAGCAGTTGATGATGGTTCTATTGTTTGATAGTCTGGAAATATTTCATTCATTAATTCAAGTTTATGCGCTCGCCAATACATCTTGTTTAATGTTTTACATCCACATTTTGGTGCTAGTCGAACATCTATATTATGACCGAAATATGTAATGTTGCTTTCGGGATCAAAATAATGCGCCCCAAAATTTTGTGCTAAAAGTGATATGCCTCCATCTGGAGGTGGCCAATCTGGTGGTGTCATATGCGAAAATCTTTTAAATCAAATTCAGTACCATGCATGTGATGTAAGTTTCTGCTATGGTTTGTCCAAACTAAAACTTCAGGATCGTCCACCAAGAAGTCACAAGATTTACAATAGTCAGGATAATCACCGCTTCGATGAGCGTCACGGAGCGCAGAATATTCAGTGCCTTCCCAGATCTCTTCGATAGTGCTTTCTGAAGTATGTCCCAGAACTGCTTCCTCGTCCCGTCCCAAGACTTGGCAGCAAGGATGAACCGCACCTGTCTTACCATCAAGACCGCCAGCGCGAATAACGACGTCAGGACTAAAAGGTCTGCCACAGGTTTTCTTCTCCCCTTTCCGTGCCATCACGGGATCATAAACCCCAGACCAATTATGCATTTTCCAGATTTCTGTTTTAACTCTAAGAAAGGCAACAATGTTTTTATATGCTACCAATTCTAATCTATATTCTTCAGGATCAGTTTTAGTCATCAAATGGTAAGTAGCAACAACGCAATCTGAATTCGTATCCTCAACATATTCTTGCATTGCTTTCACTTTGTCCCAAGTGTTTTCAAACGAACCACCAATTCTATTGTACATCCACTTCTCATACTGTGTTGGGTTTGCGCCGATCCAAGAGAAACGATAAAAGTCTAATCCAGCATCAACGCAGTCCATCATGAACTGCCCTTCCATACGATAACCGTTTGAAAAGATAAATGCCTTTGCATTATACTTTTTAACGATCTCAATGTATTTAGGGAGGTCGCGATTGAGAGTTGCTTCGCCGCTGCCATCTAGGTTAACAACGCGAAGACCATGCTGCGCACAGTCTGCCACATTATGTTCAAACTCTTGTAGTGACATTTTCTTGAGGAATCCTTTATGCCTTCCTCCTGTTCGCATGTCTTGTGGACACATGCTACATGAGTAGTTGCATCCACCATTCACTTCAATTACTGCTCTATCAATTTTCATAAAATCTTTCTATGTGTGGTAAAACTTTTTGTTTGTATGCTTCGCATGTTTGAATTAAATCGTCATAAGTTGACTCTCTCAATTTTGAGATGTACTCTAAGACATTTCTATATTTTGCATCTCTACTTCTAAGATCTTTATTCTTCTCTTGAAAAAATACTCCTTGACCATTATGAGTTCTTATAATATTGTTATCGCCTAGAACTATGATTGGTTTGTACATATTTTTAGAAATATATTGCCACATACCATCATATGCCACAACAAAATCACAAGTTCTTATGTGGTAAAATGCTTCTGAAACTGGTGTCCTATAATCAATTTCAAATACTTTATAGTCTAGACGTTCTAGAGCATTTTCAATCCATTCCCAATCTAGAGGGTTATATGTTAACTTCCATTTTGGTGCAGTAGTTGCATTTAAGAATGGTTTCCAGATTACAACTTTATCTTTTATAGGTGTTGTATCAACTGAGTTGTTAAACTTCCAGTTGTTAAGACCAGAGAATACCATAACATGGTTACTTCTACCTTTTTGCTCTGGCACTGGCCACAATGGATAGTAACGAGAATAATTTAATCCAAGTTCGCCTTTGAAATCCTTGTCGATGTCGGGATAGTTGTAAACATGCTCCACTTCCACGAGTTCATCTTTTCGATAATAGAAATTATGTAGATATTCAAATCTTTCAAATATTGTTTCTATATCATCGTGTGCAAAATAATATGACCTGTCATGATCCCAGTGAATCTGAAAAATAATTTTAGTGTTAAGAATATGAGCAGTATAATATGCTATGTTTAATCCATACAAGAAATCGCCAACACCAAAATGTCCTCTCCATTTTAGAACATTTCCTCTGATGCCATACGGTTTTCCTGATATCGGATCATCAAATCCAACAAATCTCACATTTTCTTGATACACAAAATCTCATCTATATTTTTTTTGTAACTCATTATTTAGTTTGCGAACATCTAACTCTGTTGAGTAAGAATCTGCGCTCTTGATGCTTTTCTTTTCAGAACGATATTTGTCCTTATTGCGTTTTTTGTTCCTTGGATCAAATCGCGTATATTTCGCCATTATCTACCTTGTCCTCTGTATTTTTTGTAACTAACTTTTTTCCTCTTATTTAAAGATGCTGTTTTAAACAACCCCCTTCCAATAGAGGTTCCCTTTGGTTTTCTTTCGGGTCTTGTTACAAACCCTAGTGCACCACCACTTCCTTTTTTACCTGCCATTATACTGCCTCCAATCGAGACATGAGACGTTCAGCACGATTGGTCACTTGCTTGTGCCAACGTGAGTCGCGTCCTTCAACTGCTGCCTGTGCCCAGTTACCTTCTAGCAACGCAGCATTGAATTTTTTAAATCCTGATAAACGAGGTCTGCCCATGTTAAACATCATGTTTACAACGACTTGTTGTACTTCTTCCGGAAAAGAATCAAACTCGCTTTCTCCGTATAGTTTATAGCATTCGGAAATAGAAGTGTCAAGATCTTTCTCAAAACATTCCCAGACTCGTTCTTCGGATACAGGTGTACCAAAGGCAGCACCCCATTCCTTATCGTTTTCAGTAATAAGATGACCAACACCAAAGGTATGCAAACCAAGATGATCAGCATACACTTCGTATACTACCCCTTCGTCTACCTTTAGCGTTTCGAATACTGCTTTTCTATCCATTTTTTGTCTCCTTTAAATCGTTAATTATTTTCATAATCTTTTCATAGTTTTCCGGCGGACGATTCATTTTATTCGCCATCTCAAAACAATTGTACGCTGAACATATATATGGTCTACTCTCATATATACCGCATTTTTTAAATTCGCCTTCTACAACCAATTTGGGACAATGAAAACGAACTCTTGAATCTGGTAATATCTCAATGTTGTCTGTTTGTTTTGCTATAATATTTTCCCATTCAATCATTCTCTCGGGTCGACTTTCTGGTTTACCTATAGTCAGTTTACAACAACTTGCGCAACGAATGCAAACTTCAGAAGTTATTAAACTTTCATCATACATCATTGACACACAAAACCATTTTTACTTTAGAAAATTTTTCGGGATTATGCTGACAATCATATTTCCATGACTTTATGAATGTCGAAAAATATTTTTTTGCTAATTTATTTATCTGCGGAAGATCGTAGTCATCAATCAAAACATACTTGAATCCTATTTCTTTGGCAAGACGTAGATCACTTTCTGCAAAAAAAGTACGATGGTTGCCATCAATAAAAAATAAATCAGTTTTCTCTACTTTAATTTTTTGCTCCAGGTAATGTTTTCTTAAGTAATACGAATTGTAACAAATAAATTGAAACCGATTGCCAAATCTTTCTTTAACCCTTTCTTCTCCCATAATTGTTTGTGCATATTGTGCAATGTCATATGCTGTTACTGTCACATCATCAAACAAAGACAACATGATTGATGAACTGTGACCAACGTTAAATCCAATTTCAGTTACACTTTTAAAATCAGTCATTTCTTTGATTTGTCGCCAAGCGTCACAAGTTTTTTTTGATGGAAACATGTGTCCCTCTTTTTCAATTGGCAACCAAGACAAATCTAATTCTGCATCCATTCTATTTTCCTAGATAAATGTCATCTAACATATCAGAAAATTCTTCAACTTTAACTAGTCTGTTTGGCCAATAGATGTAATCTTTTTCAGGATTGGCTTTCAAATTAGACAACAGAGGTTGTATTGCCGCGTACAGTTTTTCTAACTTGGTTTGATAATTTAATGCAGTGTCTGCCTTTGTTTGCAAATCAGTGACAAGATCTAATTCTTCTTCAGTTACAGCAGTAAAACCAAAGTCAAAGGTGTCATCCATTGAGTTTCTCCAATGTTTCTAGGAGTTCATCGTACTTGGCGATGCTCTCCAGTTCCTTTTCTAGCGTCTCCATAAAATCGCCGTGTTCTGCCACACCCACTGGGTTGGCGATAAATGTTTCCCAGTTACAAACGTGCTTTGCTCGTTGTCCCTGTAAATACTGTTTCATTGCTTCTCTAATATGTAGTGTCATACTATTCCATACCTCTGTTTTCTATAATCATACCAAAAATAAAGTTTACAATACCATTCGAATGTTTTGGGATATTGTTCAGGGTCAGGGCATTCGGGAAATCTTGCCATAACCTTTTCGATTATTTCTTCTGGTGTCATTTTATATTCATCCACTCTTTTGTCATGATATAGTCGCGAACAAAATCGCTACGAACAATATCTTCCCATCCAAATTGGATATGACTAAAGTGTTTCATATTCTCAAGGATTGATAAAAATTGATTAACGCCAGACTTATCTTTATCCTGTTTAAAATCGCTCTGATAATAATCCCCGCAAAAAATAATCTTAGTTCCTTGACCTACTCGAGTTATGACCGAATCAAGTTCATGGAAGTTTAAATTCTGCATTTCGTCAACAAGAACTATGCTGTTGTTATATGTTATACCGCGTATGTATGATGTTGATTCAAACGTGATGTAGTTATTGTGTACCAATTTATCATATGCGCGTTCATCATTAAATAATTCTGCAGTTGCTGCTCTGTATGGTCCAGTGTACGCATTGAGTTTTTCTTCTACGCTGCCCGGAAGATATCCTATCTCTCTTGTTGGAACAACGGAACGAATAATATGTAATGTCTCATATGGAGAACTCTTATCCATTATTTCTTCAAGAGCAAAATATATTCCAAGAAACGTTTTACCTGTTCCTGCTGTTCCTGTTAGAGCAAGATGATCACCGTCTCTCCAAGCATTCCATGCTTCTTGTTGATGAGGTGTTGCTGGAGAAATAGTATCCATGGTATCAAGTCGGATGTTCATATTATCCGTATTAGATTGTTTTCTCATAGTTCTACATACTCAGGAAATGGTTGCACAAATTTCTGCCTTTGTTCTTCTGATTCCCAACGGTGCCCTTTTGGATTATATCCAAAGGGTTTATATTTTTCATACAGTTTATCTATTTCTTGGGTAAGAATTTCTCTTCCCCACCGAACGCCATTTTCATTGACAATCTCTTTGTTGTGTTCAGTTGCGAAATTGGTGTACCAGTCTAATTTGGTATTAGGTATTTTTGTAGGACCATTAGTTTTTATTGGTTCATGATCAAACTGACAAAACAAAGAAATATCATTCCCCCAAACCCAAGCGAATGCCATGTCATATCCATATGTTTTACTGAATGTTTGCCTAGACATTACATATTGATTCAGGAGAAAATCCGTTTCGTTTTCCGGATGACTCCAATTCCGTCTGCCCGTTTCGAATTGATACTCCATAACTGTTTCTGGATCATATTTTGACATAGCATCATCTAAGATATCTAATGTATCATAAGGTAATCTGTAGTCTAAGTCAATCATAACATTCCAGTCAGTTGTAGTTTCTTTCATAAGAATGTTTCGACAAACTTCGTTTCCCCAACCTAAATCTTCAGTGACCTGAAGAATTCTCCACCATTCTGGAATCCACTCTCTGGAGGCAGGTTGTATTTTTGAACCATCGTCGATGACTGTGAATTTAAATTTATCTTTGTAAGGAAGATAATAGTCAATCATATCTTCCATAAGGAATTGATTGTTATAGTAAGTATAATTTATGCTGATCATCAAATCAAACTTTTATTGTGTTTCCTCTACCAGAAGCAGTCTTCACGTTTTTGAGATGCTCCCTCCAGCTCTGTGGCGTTGTTTTTAGCACACCTCCAACGTGAGTGACAATGTTATATGCGGATGTAATTACTTGTTCCCATTCGCCTGACTCAATCATTGCTTCTTTTTCAGCAATTTTTAAAAACATTTCTTTGACCTCTCCGGTCTTCACATTTTTCATATCGTATGTTGGCATAACTAACTCCTAAAAGGCACCCCGAAGGGTGCCTGTTAGATAAGGATCACCCCCTTAAAACTTGTTGTATTGCAGCGTCAAGAAATGCTTGTTTTTTTTGCATCTTATATGCCGCTTCCGATTTTCCCTTTTTATTCAACTTGTGTATATAATGTCCAAGTTCTCTAGAATCTTTTCTTAATCTTTCAATTTGGTTTGCTACCATAGGCAGTCTCCTTTTCTAGTTTTTGGGAATCATAATCAATCTCGGATTAAATCAGGGTATGCCTCCTTCACTAATTTTTCTGTTAATCCTTTCACGGAAGTTTTCTTGTTGATCATATCGACGAGTATTTCAGCGTCGCGTGGATGAATTGATTCAAGCAAATCTATAAACATTCTTTCTCTTTTGAGATTGGTGAGTTGCTCGGATTCTCGCAGTCCTTTCACAAAATACTTGAACCGCATGTGTAGTTTTAGTAGAGTCGAAGGAGGAGATTCTTCTATATTTGCTGTGTAGGGTACTGAACCTTCTGGTAGATTCCAGAGGATTTTTTTATCGAAAGTGCCTTGTAAGACATCTCTTACAGGCATGATATTGTGTTTTTGAAGGATTTCAATTTTTTCTTTTTTACTCTTCGCCTTTGAAACCAAATCAAAGATTTCGTAGACTTGTAGTCTTACGTTAGTTATAGCCATTATTTAGTTCTCACATGTTTTGAATGAATTTTACAACCTATGAATTCATTATAGTATTTATCATCAAATAGAACGCTGCGATCGAATTGCTCTTTTGCTTCATAATATGAACATTCTCCTTTGCTTTTACATAAACGGATGATTACCCTCACATAGTCGTCCTCAGAGCTCCCAGAGATCTGTTCAAGGAGCGATTTATTAGAACCGTAGTAGTTACGCCAGTCAGATTGTACCTTAACTTTTTTGCGTTTTTTGTTTACTGATCTAATAACATTCTTCCAGAAAAACTTTTTTCCTATGTATTTTTTGCCTGTTGACTTTTCAGTAATCTCATAGACAAATCCTACATAATCCTGTAAGAATGTTTCTTCTGGTTCAAATTCTGTTTGTTCATATATCCAATTCATATGGATATTTAGTCTACGCTTTTCCACTCCTCATTTACATCCTCACCGCACATAGGACAATAAACAGGTAATTCGTCTTCGTCAACAACAACCAAATTCATATGAATTTCGCAAGCAGGGCATTCAAGTTTATACTCATATTCATCCATTTATGCGATCTCGCAGAAACCAGCAGCACAGGCAAGTTCCTGTGCACCAACCGTCATGTCGGATGCCTCATATTCTGCGAGTTTGGACCAGTCCACATCCTTGGGCATTTTAGCAAGCAACTCCTTGTAACCCGCTTCGTCTGTATCTTGATACGGTGCTTGTGCATACGTGTGATCAGAGAACGGTAAGAACGAAACACCGCTCATGTAATCAAAATGCTTATACACCCAAGCACCTACCTCTAACCACTCGTGTTCTTTTACTGAGACGGTGATTGATGGTTTGTGTTCGCACCAATGCTTCTGATAGATCAACCATAATTCTAACTGCTCAATAGCAGTCATATCGGTACGAAATACTGCACCCTTGTCCACCTTGACGGGGAACGAGAACACAGACGTGTGTGAGGGATTCATCTGATCATCTTCTACAGGGAATCCAGCATCTACCATCATAGCAGTCAACGGGTCTTTCTTGTCGCCTCGTACTGTGCGAATGTAGTATGGGTTATGACGTGCATGGATGCCTGATGCTGCGTCAACCAACTGCGATACTGTACCAGAAGGTTTGACGCAAGTAATAGCAACTGATTGATTAATTCCTAACAGTTTAGAATAGTGTTCGTTTGTGTCAACTGCGATTGCTTTCAGACGCTCTAGACCTTCTTCAAGTCCCTTGGTCTTACCATTGGTCAATTTATTATCCATAATCCCAGTCATAGACACACCAAGCAGACGCTCTTCTTCGCAGT